GTGCGGGTTGTACCACTTCAGCAGCCATCGCCGCAGGGCTTGCCCGGGGCCTTTCGGTCCGGGACTCGGTGCATTTGGCAAAAAAGTTCATCACCACAAGCCTCAAAGCCGGTTTTGCCCTGAACCAATGGGTCGGCCCGGGCAACCCTTCCGCCTGGCGGAAAGACCGGCTGTTTGGATAATAGCGTCCTGCTTATCGGAGAGGTTCATGATACCTCAATATGGAAATGTTACCGAAAGTCTTGACACAACCGCCCTATCCGGGTAGATTATGCAGTAGATTTGCGGGGCTGTAGCTCAGTTGGCTAGAGCGCTTGAATGGCATTCAAGAGGTCAGGGGTTCAATTCCCCTTAGCTCCAATTTTTAGGCATTGTAAGTCGTTATAATATAAGGAATTAGTGATTTTTGCCGGAAATGTTAAAAAGTGGATTTCCGGTGGAGGTCAACCGGAGGTCAACTTACAATGGCAAATATTGCGTATCATGTTTTCAGGAAGAAAAAAACAAGCGGAAAAATAAAAAAGAACGGTAAAAAAGAGACTTTTTACCGCTGGTATTATTACTATGTCAATTTTGACGGCAAAAAAATTCAAAAGGCTTGCCCCGGTTGCAAAAACAGGCCGGAAGCCGAATCCTATATACGCACATTGCCCCCGCCGCCGGGGGCAAAAGACGCGCCCGATTTATCGATCCGGGATATTGCGGAAAATATGTATATTCCCGGCTCCCCCCATGTTGACCGGCGGCGGCAATTAGGAAAATCCATTGAAATTGAAACCCTTGCGGAATCGCGCGGTTATATAAAGCTGATTATTGAAGAATGGGGAAGCCGCGCCCTAAAAGACATTGAAGCGGATGAAGTTGTCAATTTTTTATTTAAAGTTTCCCGGTCGGGTTCATGGAAAAATAGGTATATTGCCATATTCAAGGAAATTTATGCGGAAGCCCCCCGGCATGGTTGCAAAACTCACGCGCCCGATTTTCCCGCCTTTGCGCTGAATACAAAAAAGGCCGATATTTTAAGAACCGCCGAGCTTGCCGCCGTTTTTAAGCCGGAACATTTTCCCAGCCTTAAATTATACGTCTTTTTTCTTTTAATTCTTTCCGGCGGTATGCGGCTGGGGGAAGGTCGGGCGGTCAGGCTCAAACAAATAGTTTCTGAATTGAAATTACTCATTATTGACGGTTTCTGTAAAAAAAACGGAACCCGCACAAATTACAACAAAAAAGGCACGGAAGAAAACCCAAAATTCCGCGTTGCATGGCTCCCGGATTTTACCCTGTTACAAGTACAACAATATATAGGCGGTTTAAACTTGAAGCCGGATGATTATGTTTTCACTATTGACGGAAAACCGATCCGGCAAGAATACGCTGAAAACGTTTTTTATAAAGCCCTTCAAAAAGCCGGTATAATCCCGCTTCCCCTGCCAAAACCTAAAAATAAAAGGGGGCAAGGAACACAAAAACAAGACAAAAAAAAATTGAAGCCCCCGGACGGTCGAAAACTAACCCCCCATTCCTTGCGGTTTACATACGTTTCCCGTATGCGGCGGGAGCTATCCCCAAAAGAATTGTTACCAATGACAGGCCATGTTTCCGAGGGTCAGGTCAACTATTATAACCGGAAGGATTTAGAACTCATTATTTCAAGTTTGCCAGCCGCAACTTCCGCCAATACCCTATTAGACTTTATACCGGCCCCCGCTATTTAGCCCCCTATATGAAGCCCCCTCCATTTACCCCGCCCGGCGCGGCGGCGCGTTTTTTCGGCGGTTTGTTTACCTTCCCCTTTACTGTTTTACAGAATGAAAAAATAAATCCCCGCCAGCTTTATATATCCGCCTATATGGTTTTTTTTAATTCCTTGAAAACATAGGCTAAAATCCTTTACTTTTTGAACCGCCCCTATATATAATTCTATACCCTATATAGATTTAACTTGTTTTTTATAGGGTAAAGAGGTAAAGGATTTTAATACTTTATAAATGCTTTTTAAGCAAAAAAAATAATTCTATGGTTTTAAGATATTTTTTAATTCTATAAAAGGGTTTATAAAACTATCAAATTACTTTACCGCTTTACCCATATTCTTTACCGCGCGCGGATACATATATATATTTAACATGATTAAAAGACAGATTGATTTTGATTGACATTAAACACGCTATAATCAGCATTAACACCCCTGCCCCTTATATCCTTGTATAAAAAATAATTTAGGTACTGTTAGCCCCCTACCCCCCTATGCAATTATTCGGCGAGGGGTCTTTAAAACAGGTTGCCTGCCAGTTTTTTAATAAGGTTAATAAAAAGTTAATCAAAGTTAATAGCAAGTTATAACCTTTTTAACCTATGGTTAATTCAAATCATGGAAGTTAAACAGGCGGAATTTGCGCGCATGGTCGGCGTTTCCAGCGTTGCAATATTCAAAAAAATTAAGAATAAAACTCTGATAGTCAATGCGGCGGGGTTCCTTGACACGGATAATCCGGTAAACGCCGCCTATCTGTCAAAGCATAGGCGGAAGGCGGAAGAAGTGGCGGCGGCGGAACAAATAAAGGCAAGCGGGACCGCGCCTATAAAAAGTTTCACCGGTGAAACTTTTTCCGGGAACGGGCCGCCGTCAACAGCCTCGCCCCCGTCTGATTTTGCTTTAATGGCAGTTGCCGGAATTCCGGCGCGGGAATTGTTAAATATGACTTTACGGGAAATTGTTACAAAATACCCCGGCATTGATAAAATTGAACGTTACGCAAAAATATTAAAAGATACCACAATGTCAGCGGAAAAAGAACAAAGGATATTAGAACGCGCCTTGACTTTAATTCCTAAAGACTTTGTTATTTCCCGGCTATTTAATTTTATTGAAGGGATAATGAAACAACTCCTTGAATACCCAGATTCAGTTGTTGACCGTGTTATTTCCCTTGCGGTTGCGGAAAGTGAAACAACCCGGATCGATATTGTCGATATTATGACAAACGGATTAACGCAAATTATCAGCGGCGCAAAAGACAATATTATTTCCGAGTTGAATGGTTTAAAAAACAAATATCAAAATGACATAACAGCGCATAACCAGATTGAAGAAATAAAAGAAGCCATTGAAGAGGCGCGCAATGGTTAAACTTTACCACGGCAAATGCGAAAACTATATGAATGATATTCCCGAAAAATCTATAGATTTAATTTTATGTGATTTACCCTATGGAATAACTAACTGCCGCTGGGATGTTAAAATACCTTTTGATATTTTATGGCAACATTACAACCGTATAAAAAAAATAAATACCCCGATAGTTTTATTTTCAAATCAACCGTTTACAACCGGCCTTATAAAATCAAATTTGAAACAATACCGCTATAATTGGTATTGGATTAAAAATTATGATACCGGATTCGCCTTTGCAAATAACCAGCCTATGCGTTGCGTTGAGGATATATGCGTTTTCTATGAAAGCGCCCCGCTTTACAATCCTATAGGCATTTATAAGCGGGAAGAAAAAAGATTTAGGAAAAGAAAAGTAACCGAGGATTCTGTTTACAAAGGGGAAACGCTTGCGAAACATTACGCGCAAGAATTAAGCGGATACCCTAATAATCTTTTATATTTTGAATTAGATAACCCCGGCGGCGTTGAAAGATTTCATCCCACGCAAAAGCCGGTTAAAATTCTTGAATATTTAATCAGGACTTATACAAATATCGGCGGCCTTGTTTTAGATAACACAATGGGAAGCGGTTCAACCGGGGTGGCCGCAATTAACACCGGGCGCAGTTTTATCGGAATTGAAAAAGAAAAAAAATATTTTGATATTGCGGAAAAACGGATTAAAGAAGCGGAAATAATAAACGCGCAAAACCTTTTTGACATTGCCGTATTGGAAGGCACTATAGAAGCCCCCCCCCCTGCGGAAAAGCAAAAGGAATTTTTTAATGATACTGATTGATCAAATAAACTTTTTAATTCAACAGTTTAAAAAAATTCCCGTTACGCAAGAATATGAGTTACCTTCCCATTTTGCGGAGCGGGTGCGCTTCCTTCCCCGTGAATTAAGCCCGATTTACGGGAAGTTTAGTTATGACCAATTTCCATATTTCCGGGAAATTGTTGACAACTTTCATCCTAAAAATCCAATTAAGGAAGTTGTATTGATGAAGGGGAACCAGCTAGGTTCCAATGTTTCAGTTTTAGAAACTCTTTTGTTATATGACATTATGGTCGATCCAAAGCCGCAATTTTTTATAACAGCGGATGCCGGGCTAATCAAAACTGGCGTTAATACCCGTATTGAAACAATGATAAATCTTGCGGGCGCGCGCCATTTAATATTTGCGCAAGCCCCAAAAGCAAAGGGTAGCAAGAACACCGGAGACACCGCAAACGCTAAAGAATACCCCGGCGGTTTTTTGCATTTTTACGGCGCAAAAAACCCGGATCGCCTGCGGCAAAATTCTTATAAAGCGGGGAAGGCGGATGAAGTTGACGCATACGCGGCAAAGCTAAAAGGCGAGGGCGATGTTATTGAACTAATCAGAAATAGAACGGACGCTTATGTTAATACAAGAAAAATATATTGGGCAAGCACACCGCTGGTCGATCAAACGTCAACTATAAAAAAATTATTTTTATCCGGGGATCAACGATATTTTAATGTTCCTTGTATTCATTGCGGGGAACTCCAGCCGCTTGTATGGCATGGCAAACTTGAAACCGGGGAAGTATACGGTATTATTTGGGAAAACGATGAAAATTTTAAACCCATAGTTGCCGATCCCGCGCGCGGAATAAAATCAACAGTTGCGTATAAATGCAAGTTTTGCGGCGGGCTTATGTATAACCATGATAAAGAGGTTATTATTCCAAAAGGCAAGTGGATCGCAACCGCTGAAAGCAAAACCCCCGGCCTTGTTAGTTATCATTTATCCCCACTTTACAACCCGCCCGGTATGTTTAGCTGGGATGATATGGTCAAGGCATGGGCGGAATGTTGGGATATAAAAAATAATAGAATACGGGATAAAGAAAAATATAGAACCTTCCGCAATACTAAACAGGGTTTAACCTTTGAAGAATCCGGCGTTAATTTGCGTTATGAGAAAACGATCTTATTCCGCCGCCACGGTTTTGTTAGGGGCAAGGTTCCTAACGATCTCGCCGTTGAAAATACCGGTTCCCCTATATTGCTTTTAGCCTGCAGTGTTGATGTTCAGAAAAATAATTTATTTGTTGACGTTAAAGGCTATTCACAGGGCGGCGCAACATGGACTATTGACTGTTTTTCTATTGACGGAGACACCGCGCAATTTAACGGGCCGTGGGATGAATTAGATGAAATTATAGCAAATAGAATTTATACCGGAACGGACGGCAAACAATATCATATTCAAATAACGCTGGTTGATTCCGGCTGGAACACGGAGTGGGTTTATGCTTATGTTATGCGGCATGGTTCCGGCGTTTACGCTTGTAAAGGGCAGGATTATATTGACGGCGGGGAAACATTCAAACTTTTTAAACAAAGTACGTTAAAAGGAATCGGGCTGGGGCAGGCGTTTCATATAAACACCGGCAAATTGAAAGACAGAATATCAAACGCATTTATGGCGTTATCTTGGAATGAAGGTGAACCCCAGCCGAGTTGGTTTCCAAACTTTGCGGATGATTTTAGGGATGATTACTTTAAACAATTTGAAGCAGAGGAGCGCGTTGACGTTTACGACCGTTATGAACGTTATTTAAGAACTATATGGCGGCCAACGCATTACGGCGCGGCTAATCATTACTTTGATACATACTGTTATAATTTAGCCGCCCTTGAAATATTTGCAAACGCATGGTGCAGGGAACGGCTGGATTTACAAGCCCTTGACTGGCAGGCGTTTTGGGATAGCACAAGAGACGGCGGCGGATTTTATATTGAACAGGAAGAAAAAGAAAATTAAAAAAGTTAATAGCCTAATATTTTTAAAATGCAAATAATTTTATCATGTTATTAGATGAAAATAATCCAATAACTGCGGAAGATCAACGCACGTTTTGGAATGATACTTTAGCAAACTCCCGCATACTTTTATTTAACATCGACAAAGCGATCCTCGCGTTGACAAAAGAAGAAAAAAAATCATATAGCATGGACACCGGGCAAACAACAATAAATGTAACGTTACAAGATTTACCCGGCCTTATTGCCCAGCGCGATAAACTAATAAAACAAATTGATGATTTAGAAGATAAACTCGGATTAAATCAACAATCCGCGTTATTTCAAGGGGTTCCGCAATGGTGAAAAACGGAATAAATATTGAACATTCTTTAATGTCATATACGCAACAAATTATTGATGAAGTTTTTGACGGTGATAAATTCCCCAATAGTTTTGGATTGACGCGGGAATATGTTGTAAATCACGCGGTTGATTATTTTACTTTACGCCGCCGGTGTTATCAGCTATTCATTGAAAATACATATTTTCAAGGTTTGATAAAAAGAATATTGCGCAATGAAATATTTACCGGAATGTTTCCGGAGCCGACACCCATAGGCGAAATATTATGGCCGGAACTTGAAGAAGCGGATCAAGAACAAGAAGGTTCAAAATATGCTGATATTATGAATGTTAATTTTGCGTTATACGCAAGTAATTATGAAATATTTGACTATAAACAAGAAATGACTTTTAGCGAGTTTCAAGAAGCGGTTAGACAAGAAGCTATGATATGCGGGGACGTTGTTGTTGTTAGCCGCATAAATCATTCAACAATGCTTCCCTGCTGGGATATTATTAGCGGAAATTGTATTGATACACCTTATGATTATATTCCCAAAAAAGGAAACACAATCACACACGGGGTGGAGCGCGATAAACAGGGCCGCCACGTTGCATATCATGTCAGGGAATATGTTGACGGGGAATTGAAATATACCAGGATTCCCGTTACCGGCGAAAAATCAGGCCGCCAGATTTCATGGATGGTTTACGGTGGCAACAAACTTTTAAATGAAGTTAGGGGAACGCCTGTTTTGGCAAACGCCCTTTATATGTTACGCGATTTAGATAGATATAGAGACGCGGAACTCCGCGCCGCCGTTCTTGGTTCAATCATTCCATTCTTTATTGAAAAATCCCCCACGGCTTCCCCCACGGATTCCGGCGTATTAAGAAACGCGGCATTAGCAAAAGGGGAAAAAGGAAAAACGCCGGAAAAAGAAATACCGCCGCAGGTCAATATGGTTCCGGGAATGGTTGTTGATAATTTAAAACCCGGTGAAACAATTAAAGGCTTTAGCCCTACCCACCCCAATATCAATCTTGAAAAATTTGAAAAAACTATATTATATGCAATCGCTTGGGGGTGTTTAGAAATTCCGCCGGAAATTGCAACAATGCTTTTTCAACAAAATTATTCAGCTTCCCGGCAAGCTGATAATGAATTTAAAATATATCTTAAATACCGGGCGTTCAAAAATGCAAAAGATTTTTGTCAAATCATATACGAAGAATATATTATACAGGAAATGTTGTTAGGCGAAATTCTTTTACCGGGCTTCCGGGAAATTGTTTTTAATCCCAAAAAATGGAAGTTGCGGGCCGCATGGTTAAAATGTGAATGGTCGGCAATGAGCCGCCCGTCAGTTGATATTCAAAAAGAAGCGAAGGCATACATTGAACTTATTGACAATATAAATATGACACACGATCAAGCCTGCCGCCTGTTTACTGGAATGAGTTTTAAAGCGGTTTGTTTAATCAGGGCGCGGGAAAAGAAACTTATGGATCGGCTGGGATTAACCGCAAAAACAGATGAGGATTCGCAGGGAATTCCGGTCGAATTATCAAAAGTTAATAGCTCTACAGATTTAAACAATGATAACAATAATGAAAATTCAGAAGGTGAAGAAAAAGATGAAGAGGAATTAGATGGCGAAAATAGTGAGGAGTAAACCAGTGGATGAACAATCAATCAAATCAATCGCAACACTTGAAGCGGATGTTAAACATATAAATAAACATCTTTTTAATATTGATACGTCAATAAAAAAATTACATGAAATAACTATTGAACAAAATGATTTAAGAAAAGAAATGCAAGCCGCATTAAAAGAACATCTTGAAATGAGAAGGGAATTATCAGGTTATGGGAAAAGATTAACAGATAACGAAACAGCGGTTAAAGAGATGAAAACAAATCTTGAATACGCGCCCGCAAAGTTTAAATCAAACATTATAGATTATGTTTGGAAATATGCGGCCCTTGCCATAGGCGGATGGATCGCATTAAAAATAACAGGCATTTTGCCATAGGGGGATTTTATGAAGGATACAAAGATTGAACAGCTATTATGGCTGATTGTATCAACTATTTTTACCGGCTTTATGATTTATTTTGTAAAGGATTCCGGTACGGTTTCAGCGTTAGCCGCAACTTTTACGGCTATAGTTGGTATTTTTATCGGCCTTGACATTGCCGTAATGATAAAGAAAACATCCGCAATGGCAAACGGTGAA